TCACCGAGAAGCTGTCATCGAGCATCAAGCTCGTTGAAAGCAAAGTCATGGCCGTCGAGCTGTGCGAGAACGAGGTGGACGAGGACGGCTGCGTCATCGACTGCGACACCATTGACTACCGCGAGTACGGCATTGAGGATTACAGGCAGGAGGAGCGGGAGTGAACAAGGTCATCAACGGCAAGCGGTACGACACCGACAAGGCGGAGCAGATCGCGCAGAGCGACAACGGCTGCTACGTCGGCGACCTGGACTACTACTGCGAGACTCTTTACCGCAAGCGCACCGGAGAGTTCTTCCTGCACTCCGAGGGCGGGCCGCGCACGAGGTGCGCCAAGCGCGACGGCTCGGGATGGGCCGGCGGCGAGGAGATAAGCCCGCAGTCGTACGAAGAGGCGCGCGAATGGGCCGAGGAGAACATGGACGCAGACGGGTACGCCTCCGTGTTCGGCGATCCGGACGACGACGGCGCGACGGTTCCCGCCATGCTCAGCATCAGCGCGAGCGCGAAGGCGAAGCTTGAGCGCGAGGCGTCGCGCACCGGCAAGACGCAATCGCGCATCGTCGAAGAACTCATTGAGGCGATGTGACCGCATGGGAGCGCCAGTCGATATTGCCGGCCAGAGGTTCGGACGGCTCGTCGCCGTGAGGGTCGCACAGTCGAAGCCGAGGAAATGGCTGTGCAGATGCGACTGCGGAAACGATACGGTAGTCCTGACGCGCGACCTGCGCAACGGCAACACGACATCGTGCGGGTGCCGCAAGAAGGACTACGAGGACCTGACGGGCGAAAGGTTCGGCAAGCTCGTAGCAGAAGAGTACGCCGGAAACTCCAACGGTTACTCGATGTGGCTGTGCGGATGCGATTGCGGGCGCAAGGTCACCGTGCGCTCGGTGTCGCTCAAAGACGGCAACACCCGCTCGTGCGGGTGCCTCTCCTCAGAGGTCGAGCGCATGCCCTCCGACGCGGTGGACGGCACCAAGCTCGGAAATCTAGGTGGAACGCCGACATGCCAGAACACCAGCGGCGTCAGGGGTGTGTCGTGGAACAGACAGAAAGGCAAGTGGGAGGCTTACATCAAGTTCCAGGGGAAGAAGCGAAGACTTGGCTTATTCGATGATATAGCCGCCGCAGCCGAGGCGCGCAGGGAAGCGGAGCAGGAGCTGTTCGACCCCGTGCTAGAAGCCCATGGGCTGGAACCGACGAGCGAGGCCGAGTACGAGGAGGCACTGCGAAAAGCGGTCGATAACGAGAAAACCAACTAGCGGCAATCGTCCGCATGAGCCGCCCTACGGGGCGGCTTTTTTCATGCCCGGTGACACCTCCCCCATCATGCTGCCATCGCGAGCGCCGAGCGAAGAGGCGCATCGTTCGCCGGCCCCGAGCGGAGAGGGGCGCGTCAAGCGCGCAGGGAAGCGCGTACAAAACACGACGATAGGAGCAGGATGGCCAACCAGGATCCCAACACCGACCCCGCGGGCGCGGGCCAGCAGACCGACCCGAAGCCGAACGGCGACGGCGGCGCAAAGGGCGAGCCCGACCTCAAAGCGCAGAACGCGCGCCTCACCCAGGAGCGCGACGATTGGAAGAAGCGCGCCGAGGAGGCCGAGGGCCAGCTCAAAGACCTCAACGACAGCCTGGCCAAAGCCCTTACCGAGGACGACGTGAAGGCCGCCGTCGAGGAGGCGCAAGGCGAGGCCAAGAAGGCGGCGGACGCCGCCGAGAGCGCGTGGAAGCAGCGCGAGAAGTCCCTCGTGGTCGAGAACGCGCTGATCGCCGCGGGATGCAGCGACACCGTGGGCGCGATCGCCCACCTGGACATGGACGGCATCGACGTGGCCAAGGACGGGCACGTGTCCGGCCTCGATGTCGCCAAGGTCAAGGAGTCCTACCCCCACCTGTTCGACGCGGAAACCGTGGTCAGCTCGGCGGCGACGCCCGGCGGCCCGGTCAAGAAGATGACCAAGGACGAGATCATGGCGATCAAGGACCCGGCCGAGCGCCGGGCGAAGATCGCCGAGCACATGGATCTCTTCGAGTAAGGAGAAAAAAACATGCCTGCAGACGCAAACATGCAGAAGGCGGCGGACTTCGCGAAGGTGAGCGCCGTCGACTTCGCCGCGCGATTCGAGACGAACATCAACCAGCTCGCCGAGCTGCTCGGCATCACGCGCAGGATCGAGAAGAAGCCCGGCCAGGTCGTGAAGACCTACAAGGTGACCGGCAAGCTTGAGGACGGCAACGTCGCCGAGGGCGAGGTCATCCCCCTGTCCAAGTACAAGACCGAGATCGGCGAGATCTTCGAGCTCAAGCTCAAGAAGTGGCGCAAGCAGACCTCTTACGAGGCCATCAACGACAAGGGCTACGAGCAGGCGGTCGAGGACACCGACGCGAAGATGCTGCGCGACGTCCAGGAGGGCATCCGCAAGGACTTCTTCGACTTCCTGCCCACCGGCACGGGCGCGGCATCCGGCGAGGGCCTGCAGGGCGCGCTCGCCGCCTGCTGGACCAAGAACCAGGTGCTGTGGGAGGACACCGACGCGAGCGGCTACCTCTACTTCGTCAACCCCGAGGACATCGGCGAGTACCTGGCCAAGAAGGACGTCACCGTGCAGACGGCGTTCGGCATGACCTACCTCGAGGCGTTCCTGGGCATCTACGACGTGCTGGTGTACACCGGCGTGCCGAAGGGCAAGGTCATCACGACGGCCAAGGACAACATCATCCTCTACTACACGAACCCCAAGAACGGGGACGTGGCCAAGGCGTTCGAGTTCGTTACCGACACGACCGGCCTCATCGGCGTGCATCGAACCGTAGACTACGACGACCTGACCACGAAGACGACCGTGCTCACCGGCTCCAAGCTGTTCGCCGAGGTCATGGACGGCATCGTGGTGTGCGCCATCGAGGCCCCGTCGGCAACGCCCGCGCCGAACCCCGCAGGCTAGGCGATGCTCGGCCACGCCCCGACATACGCATGGTACTCGGCGGAGTACGGATCCGGCAGGCTCGGGCAGGACGAATACGAGGCCGTCCTGCCCGACGCCGAGGCGCGCGTCGACGAGAGGATCGCGCACCGCGACCTGTCGGCGATGCCGGACGGCGAGATCGACGCGTACAAGCGCGCCGTGTGCGCCGCCTGCGAGGCGCTAGCCGACCCGGCGGCATCGTCCTACACCGCCGGCGGCGTGTCCGAGCGCCTCGTGGACGCCGAGTCGATGTCGGTCGACCGGGCTATCGACCGCATGCTCGCGCAGGCTCCGGGCCGGATCCTCTACGGGGCCTGGCTGTGAGCCGCGCGTACCCGCACACCGTCACCGTGTGGCGCC